GCAGATGTCGCCGCGCCTCCGTTTCCGATCGAATGTCTGGAATACGACAGCGGTCGCCGCGAACAACACGAACGACTGGTGGATTGAGTCCTTACCCGCCAGCGGGCTGACGCCCTCCGGGGTGTTGAAATTCGGCAGTTCCTTGAATGGGGCGGCGGAGACGTATCCGCTGACGCTGACGAGCGCTGGAAATCTCCAAGTGCCAGGCGTGAATCGCGGTGGAAACATCGTATCAGATGCGGTAGTTCAAGCGGGGGCAACGTCAACGATCTTCTTCATTGGACGGGGCACCTTGGGTTCCCCTGCTGATGGACAACTAAACCTAACGAACGCAGCGATTTCATCCGGCGTCGGCCTTGACTTCGCCACGGACGGCGTGTTGAAGATCCGCACTCGAGCGCAGACTGGCGCAGGGGGGATCGGCTTCGCGTCGGTCGCGGTGTCAGGCACAGCCCCGACGATCGCCTCGGGGGGCTGCACGTCTCCGTCCGTGACATGGAGCAACGGGACGGCCGCATTCAGGCTCAGCATCGGCACGACCTGTGCGACGGTCAAGACGATCACGCTCACGATGCCGGCCGCGGCAAACGGCTGGGTCTGTGACGCGGTGGATCTGACCACGAACGCGAGTTTTAAGCCGGAGCAATCCGCAGCGGCCTCCGCGACGTCCGTCGTAATCACGAACTACGCACGGACGACGGGGTTAGCGATTGATTTCGTAGCCGGGGAAGTGCTCCTCGTGAAGTGCATCGGCGGGTAACCTCGCGCGCATCCTATTAGGAGCCGAGACATGGCTGAACAGCTCGACCTCGCCACGCCGATCGCGCCGCCGCAGCGGACCACCTACCGGATCAGCCGCGTCGTGCTCGATTGGGACGCCCAAGTGATTCAGATCACCCTCGTCGGGTCGGACGGCCTCGAAGTGCGCGCCGAATACACCGGCGCGATCGCGGTCGGCCTGATGACCGTCCTGAACACGACGAATCTGGCGACGCTCTCGCTCCAAAAGCGCATCCTTCAAAAGCTCGTCACCGATGGCAAGCTGCCGGCCGGCACCGTGAGCGGCACGCCCGCATGAAGACGATCGGCCTGGCCCTCGTCGTCGTGGTCGTCGTGAGCGCACCGGCGCGCGCGCAGATCGACGCGCAGCGCTGGCCCCTCCACCTGGCCGTGGGCAGCTACATGAGTCTGAACGGCGCGGACCTGGCCGTGACGTCCTACCTCCTGGGCGCGCGCCAGGCGCGGGAAGTGAACCCGCTCCTCGCGCCGTTCTCGAGCCAGCCGGTCGCGTTCGGCGCGTTCAAAATGGGCCTGGCGGCGTTCACGAGCTACGGGATCCTCCGACTCGAGAAGTCGCGCCCGCGGCTCGCGTTCATCCTGGCCGGCCTCGGGACGGGCCTCTACGCCGGCGTCGTGTATCACAACGCCCGGCTGTATCGGCAGGCGTTCCCATGAGGCCCCCCGTCTTCGTGCGGAACGCCGCGGACGCCGACCAGGTCAAGCGCGCCGCGCGCCGGGAGAAGACCCTCGAGCAACTGGACATCTCCTGGACGCGGGCGGTCCTGTCGACCTACGAGGGGCGGGCGTTCTGCCGGCGATGGCTCGAGCGCCTCGGGATGTATCGGTCGATCTTCGAGTCGAGCGCGAAAATCTATTACAACGCGGGCCGGCAAGATGCCGCGCACGAATACGCCGCGCAGCTCATCGAGGCCGACGAAGACCTTTACGCGCAGATGGAGCTCGAAGCGCGGCAGCGCGCCAAGCGACTCGCGAACGAACTCGACGCGGCACACACGCCGCGGGCGATACCAGGAGAAGACACCCTATGACCGTCGCAGCAGTCGCCGGCGCGAAGGCTGACACCGGAGCCGCCGACAAGACGACCGACACCGCAGCAGCAGCCGCAGCAGCCGCAGCTGCGAAGACCCCTGACCAGATCGCCGCCGAGGCAGCGACCGCTGCCGCCGAGGCGGCGAAGACCGGCACCAAGACGGCCGAGCAACTCGAAACCGAGCGCAAGACCGCAGCGGCTGAGGCCGCCGCGAAACCGCCCGCGAAGTATGAGCTGGCTCTACCAGACGGATCGCAGGAATTCCTTGACAAGGACGACCTCGCGATTGTGAGCGACCGTGCGAAGACGAAGGGCTGGACGAACGACCAGGCGCAGGAGGCCGTCAACGAGCTCGCGACGGGCCTCCGGGACCAGTCGGCCGCGTTTCGCGCGGCAGCAGAAGCGGACCCCGAGTATGGCGGCGAGAACCTCCTCGAAACGCAGCGCTTCGCGCGCCTCGCGCTCGAGAAGATTCGGCCGGCAACGCACCCTCGGTATGCGGCGATCACCCGCATCCTGAACAAGACCGGATACGGCAACCATGTCGAAGTGCTCGCCATGCTGGCGGACATCGGCAAATTGATGGCGGAAGACCGACCGGGCCTCGGGAACGTCCACGACGGGAACTCGAAGAAAGACCCCGCGGACGTGCTCTACGGTTCGGCCAAAGACTGACGCCATCGGGAGAGACATCATGCGTTTTGCGATTCTCATTCTGACGGCCATCGTCGCCCTGTTCGCGATCGACGTGGGCGCGGCGACCGCCGTCACCCAGCACGCCCCGACCGTTCACGGTGTGCTCTACTACGTCGGCCTCGGCGGCGGGCTCGCGCTCTTTGGCGCGGCGCTCGGCACCGGCAATCTCACCCTCGCCGATTGGGCGAAGCGCCTCGACCCGGACGGCAAAGTGCCGACGATTGTCGAGCTCCTCAACCAATCGAACGAAATCCTTTCGGAAATGGTGTGGCGCGAGGGGAACCTCCCGACTGGCCACCGCACGACCGTGCGAACCGGCCTCCCGGCGGTCGCCTGGCGCTTGCTCAATCAGGGCGTGACGCCGAGCAAGAGCACGACCGCGCAGATCGATGAACAGTGCGGCATGCTCGAGGCCTGGTCGGAAGTCGACAAGGATCTTCTGTTGCTCAATGGCAACCTGGCCAGCTTCCGACTGAGCGAAGCCAAGGCGTTCATCGAGTCGATGAATCAGGAGATGGCGTCGACCCTGTTCTACGGGAACGGCGGGCTCGCGCCCGAGGAATTCACGGGCCTCGCGGTGCGCTACAGCTCGACGTCGGCGTCGAACGGGTCGAACGTCATCCTCGGCGGTGGGTCCGGCACGAGCGATAACTCGAGCATCTACCTCGTGGCCTGGGGCGACGAGACGATCTCGGGCATCTTCCCGAAGGGATCGAAGGCGGGACTCCTGCACGAGGACTTCGGCGAAGTCACCGTCGAAATGGTCGCCGGCCTGCCGGGCTCGCGGATGCGCGCGATGCAGGAGCGCTTCCAGTGGAAAGCCGGGATCGCGCTCAAAGACTGGCGCTACGTGGTGCGGATCGCCAACGTGGACATCAGCGACGGGCTGGCGGCGAGCGCCGTCACCGTGATCAACGCGATGGAGCAGGCCGAAATGATCCTGCCCAACCGGCTCGGGCGGTCCGTCTTCTACATGAACCGCTCGGTCGCGCGCGTGCTCAGGAAGCAGGCGCGGATGGCCGTGGGCGCCGGCGGCGGGCTCACGTTCGAAAACTACGCGGGCAAGCCGACCCTCATGTTCGGCGAGACGCCGATTCGCATCGTCGACGCGATCCTGAACACCGAGGACGTCGTTTCGTAATTGATCACCCAGCCGAGGGGCTCGCGGAGCCCTTCGGAGTTTTCAACAGGAGAGACACCATGTTCATTGACGCTCTCGGCCTCGTGTCGGACGCGCAAGCGTTCACCGGAGTCGCGGTTTCCACCAACTCGATCGACACGGGCCTTCCCGGCGGCGTCGGCACGCCGCCCAAGCGCAACATCGGCGGCGGCGAGCCGATGGGATTCGGGATCTCGGCCGACGTGGCGGCGTCCTCGACGACCGTCAAGATCGAAATCATCATGGCGACCGATGCCGCGCTGACCGCGGGGATCGTCGTCCTGGCCGAGCAGACCCGCCTGTCGGCCGACCTCCCGATCGGCGCCCGGATCTTCATGGCGCTGCCGCCCAACGAACCGGCGGCCGGGATGCTGCGCTACCTCGGCATCCGCGTGACGCCGGCCGGCGGCGCGGCGACCGTCACGTTGACCGCG